CGTCTGTCGGGTCCACATCTTGTGAATACCCTGCTGATAACTCAGCTCAGACTTCACATTAATAAGACCAATAATATACCCATGCTCAGTCGCCGCATAGCTCGCGCGGTGTTGTCCAACAGACGTCCCCGCGCCGCCGAGCACACCAAGTGCGGCACCCGCCGTCGGCGCAGTCTGCGCAATGGGCGTAATGTTAAACGGCGATGAACCGCCGCCGCAATACTCGGGGCGCTGCAAACGCATGTCAGGCGATGTCACACCAAAATGTGACTTCACAATCTCGGTATAACGCGTGCCACCACGCGCATCACGCTCCAACAACTGTTGCGTCAAGAACGCCTGGCGAAGCGTGTTAATAGCGACGCCACTCGCGGCACTCAAATTCGCATATACATCAGGACGCTGACCACCTCCACCAGCCGGCACAGATCGCATAGCAAAACCTGTTCCGGCAGCGTCAGACGCCTGAAAATCTGGATAATTAACAGCCGCTCCTGTACCAGTTTCATAAAACGCACTATTATTACCGGTTGGAACCACACCCGGAAAAATACCTAACCCGACAACAGGAGCATTGCCGCCTAACGGCACCGTAGGCGCAGTAAACTTCTGCGGCCACGGCAAACATGATGTGAAATAATCAGCGCTCTTGGCACGATACCTAAGCGTATAATTAGTCGCAGGAGCGCCAATATCTGAATCGGCCTTCGTAAAATACGCACTGTTCTGCAAATTCTCGTCGCGGAACCACTGATTATAAATCAGATTGTACGCCCGCAGCGGCATCACATTCACAAACAACGCCCCCGCCGGGTCAAGCTGTCCGGTCGTGGGCAAACCAAAATGGTCGAACACGGAATTTGGTGCAAACCCGCCAAGTGGCGTAGTTACCACCGGAACCGTGTAATTAATAGACGAATCAGGATCCACCTGTTCGCCCATAAACTTCACCCAATTATCCCAAACCAGTCGATTGGGAACAAAAAAGAAAAACGTATCAATCCGCTGGTTGTCCATAATTGGAAACAACGGCGTGGACATGCGCACATACGCCGTTACGTCGTACTTCAGCATATCGCCTGGAAGTACTTCTTCACACATAAACGGAATCAGTTGCCCCGCATTGAACGTGGTCTTGCGGGTCCAACTGCCCGTAAACTTTGACCGCGGCACATCAGGCCGCTGCACAAGAGCGCTGTCCTCCTGGCTTACCAGGCGTCGCGCTGGAAACTTAATCGACATTACTTGGTCTCCTCGCCCTCAACGGGCGCCTGGGCCGCCTTCCACGCGGCCCCTGTAATAACGAGTTTCGCCGTATCGTCCTCGATGACGCCGGTCTCCTCGTTCAACACACCACAACAAATCAATTCGTGATCGTTAATATGACGTGCCACCATAGTCTGCGGGTCGCCTGCGACATCACCAAAAAAGCGGACTGCTGCCGCTTCATGCGCGAACAAATGCAACCCGCCAATAATCATGCGTGCCGTATTGTCCCTAATCGCATAAATCTGCTTATGGCTCACAGCTTCCTCCGTTGGGATTGAAGTTTTTGCTTCGACTGCGCTATCGCCTCTGCTGCGTCCAACCGCTGCCTTGTCAAATCGCGTATTATCGACTTTCGCTCTTCCTTCAACCGCTCCACTTCTTCGTCGCTTGCCTTTGCCAAATACGCCTGATGCAAAAACCGTGGAACTGGTATTTCCCTACCGTGGTACACCGCATGCTTCCGCCAACTCTGCCAATACTTTCTGGCCTGGTCTGCTATCCCAGGCCGTCGTGACATCAAAACAAACGGAGCTTGATACTCATACACCTCTCCGGTCTCGTAATCGATTCTCTCGCCATTCTCTAACTTCCAACCGATCTTCTTCGCTGCATACCCAGCGACATACGCAATCGCCGCTGGGGTTAATGGATCCGTTCGTGTAAATCCGAACGGCCATGCCTCCTGAATGTCCTTACCTCCTGACATTCCGAACAGAATAGCATGGTAGTGTGGTCGATATGTTTGTTCGCCGTACTCACCAGACGCGAAAAAACGAAGCCGCCTATCTCCGAGACGCGCACGGAGGCGCTTAACCCACTTTGACAGGTGGTCTTTTTGCAACGTGGGTGGCTTGTGTTGGTCATCATACGTCAGCGTGACCCAACACGTTTCATCATGGAAAGCAGACTCGAGGGAACACCGCAACGCCCACTCGCGGGCCCTCGACATGCGGCAACCAAGACACGACCCACACGGGAGCCGAAGAAACTCCTCATCGCCCCGACGCTCACGAGGTTCGCGCAGGGACACGACCCCCCCTGCATTACGCCATGCAGGGAGGGGATGGTAGCAGGGCATACCGCCCTGCTCACAGCCGCCAACCGCCGCGCCGCGGCGAGGCGAGATTCATAGCGCTTGTCTTAGACGCGCGCCGGTTAAACCGCCGACTCGACCCCTTACGTCCTGCACCCGATCGCCGCATGACTTCCTCCTTTGCGGCCCCGTTAGTAGCAGATTACATATTATCTGCACTTCGGGACCTGTTTGGCTGTCACTCAGCACATATATATCAAGTAAGAATATGTGCTGTGGGCTTGCCCCGCGCAAGCCCTTTTTTGTCCAGCTTTAGTTCACCTGCTGTCCAACTTCTGCCGACGGGCTGACGCCCTCTGGCGAGGCCCCGTCAGCCCCTGAGGAAACCTCAGGCGCTGCCGGAGCCTTTCCAGTATACAACTGCTCCAATTGTTCAAGCGAAAGCCGGTCACGAACCTCCTGGGCGACCATATACGCGCGCTGAAGATCCATATCGGTATCCACCTCACCATAAACAGGCCTAACCTGGGGTACATTGACCCCATAACGGCTCAAAAGCTTGTTCACATCTGCCTCGTCCTTGAATTCCTGACGAGTCCTATCCTCTTCCTCGGTACAAATAATAATATCCTTTTCACTATAACTTTTATCACCTGAATACTGCTCTCTGAATTTCATTACAACCTCGGAATCAAAGATTTAATAAACAATAACCACTTACCTATGTTCACATCGCCTACCTTCATCTGCTCAAACATCTGATTCATACGCTGACGCTCGGTCGCCTCTTCCGAAACTTTAGCAGCTGCCGCATCTGACGCATTGGCCGCAGCTCGCGTAGCAGTAGCCTGCTCGCCCACCAAATCAAAACCGCTTTTTACAGACATTCCTACAGTCGACGTACGTGGGTCCTTTCCATCGCCATCATTCAAATAACGCTGAAACAAATCCCACATCTTATCACTCTTCATCTGTTCGTTAGTCGCTATTTTAGCTTCAGCTTGCAACTTCAAAAGCGACTGTCTGGCATTATCAATAGCCAACTTATTCAACCTCGCCTGTTGCGCACTCGAATACGCACTGCTCAACTCATTCTGAATATCACCAACGACGCCGCCAGGACTAGACGCCTGGCGATCATACGCCAATGCAGGGTTCAACCCTGCCGCTTCAAAATCCTTAACCGACCGCTGAACCGCGGTCGAACTCATACGCTCAGCGAACGCTTCCGCTCGCCTCGCCTCTGCGATAGCCATTCGATTCTGCCGCTTTCTACCAAGAATATCGAACGCAGCGGGGGCAATCGCCCCCACCGCGCCGAACAGCGGCCCTAAAATCGACTTCTTCGCTACTGCCGCTGGCAAATCGTTCATCAAAACCGCCCAAGCGTTACCGGAGTGCCATACACCGGTAGCGGACGAACCGCCTCACGCCGAATAAGAATGTCCGCCAAATAACTAAGATAGTTATTCGGAACCAACTCCCCCGCCAGCACTCGATTCATCGGGGGATCATCAACAATGAACGAACCGCTGAGCGTAGGCGCAGGGTTAAACTGCTGCGCCAAGTGCCACTCGTCGATATTACCAGCAGTCGTTGACTTAAACATACCAGTCACTTCAGACACATGCGTCCGATACTCATGCCACCGCTCCTGGTACCCAAAAACCGTGTCGTCCTCGGCGGGAACGCCACGCACATAAATCTCCTTACGGAGAACCGCCTGCTCGCCGAGTCCGGCAAGCGAAGGCCAATAAAAATCATACCGCGTCTGTCGGGTCCACATCTTGTGAATACCCTGCTGATAACTCAGCTCAGACTTCACATTAATAAGACCAATAATATACCCATGCTCAGTCGCCGCATAGCTCGCGCGGTGTTGTCCAACAGA